TCGCGGTATCATACTGAAATGCGTTTTCGGAACGCCAGTATTTGTGCGAGACAATGCACTGATATATTGTATTTGGTATGTATGTACTTTATGATTACGCATTGATTATTACATTTGTTTATACATATTATATTTTTATTTGTTTATGTTCATATTATTTATGCAATATTATATTATATGAAATATATAAATATAAACAAATTATTTACTGGATCGTCCCTATATACATACAACATCGCTTATTTTCCATCATTTTTTTATAATCTGATTTATCCGCATAACAAAAACCATTTTCAGCATCGGTTATTTCAAGTTTGTATGAAATGTACGAAAATAAAGAACCAAATGAATACGTACGTGTTCCATGTGTTTCAATAAAAACAACATTTGTTTCTAATTTAACCAATGAATTATAACACAGTCGCTTAAAACGCTGTATTAAATTGCCATTGCCATTTGTGAATCGCATAAATATTTCATCTATTATGTTGATATTTATATTTTCATCAGTATTTAAAAGCACACATACATGTGGACTTCTTGTAATAATTTTATCATTATCTATTGGTAAATCATGTATTTCAAAATCACTTAAATTAAACAATTTGACACCATTGTAAGGTATTGACAATGCTATAACATATTCATCGTATTTGAATTGATATAGTCTTGCATTTTTATCATGACATTTATTAAATACATCTTTTTTAATTTTTTTAAAATCATATTGTACGTCAAAAATAACTCTATACGTATTGATGTTATTTAGTGCATCTCCATCATATAATTTATATTCCTTTGTTTCGTTATTAATAACTACTGCGCTCGGCATATTATGTTCTATGAAACCTTCCAAATGTTCATCGTCAAATATGTCGAAATTCTGTTGATCAATATCCTTTATTTGTCTCCATGGTGTATTTGGAAATTTTAAATATCCATTTAACTTTGTTTTGTGCGTTATTATGATTTTTTCAATAATAGTGAATTTTATTATTTTTTCATATGTGTCTAATATAAATATATCTGGCTCATTTACATTTACACTGTCAATACTTATAGTATCTGAATCATAGCTGGTATCGGATTGAATGTGATTGATTGGTATATCGCAGTATTCGTTATTTATATTATATTCGATTTCTTCGATCATATGCTGTCGATCACCTTCAAAATATTCATTTCCGAAATCTTTTCGTTGTTTAAATTTTTTTTTAAATATTGCAATTAATATTCGTTCCATCTCATGACAATCATTGCAAATTTTCTGTATTATCAATTGCGAACCTTTTGGATATTGTTTGATTCGTTTATTATTGCGCTGTGTTGTTTTTCCTAATTTATATACTGATTCATTTAATCTTATAAATTCTCTTTCGTGTATAAGGTAAATATATGACGACATTATTATAATAAATATATAAATATATTGCCTTATCTACATTTAATAAAAACATTGGGCTAATTAACTTCGCAATTCGGTGTATTGTGCACATAATTAGTTAACTTGTTAGCACGTCCGTTTATTTGTTCGTAACGAAGTAGCAAATTAGTTCGCAACATATCCAGTAAATATTGTTCACAACAATAAAAACACATCCATCGATTACCGCAATTGCACCGGATAAGTATATATATATTACGTATATTACTAAATATTTATCGTGAATGACATATACAATTAAAAATATTTATGGTTTTTTACAGAAGCGGTACTAAATAAATTTATTAATTTTTGCTTAGGTGTTTTATATCTGCTTTTATTTCCATTGTAATGCATAATATGATTTATTTTAGCAATTAAATTTTTGTTATATTCAAAATCATCTTTGTTTTTTAACCAAAAGCATGATTTCATGATATACATTTTAATTTGCTCTATAGAATTATCATCTAATTTATCGTATTGTTTATTTAATAAGTCAATGTAAAACGCAAGTATCGCTATATCGGGATTCAACAAATCATTACTACATAAATGGTGTTTTAACAATCTATTTGCAGTATCATTGTCAATTGATTCCAACGCATTTTTTAAATATTGTTCTTGCTTTTTTAATAATTCAGTTAATAAATCCGATTCATTTTCAAATTGGTTTATTAGATCATCTATCTTATTTTTCATTAATGATACTTTTATTTTTCGATTATTACTATTTTTATTCTCGAATATAAATTCATTAAGAATGTTATAAATACAATTAAATATCAATGGTACTTTGATATTGTTCTGCGAATTATTATCAGTCTTATTCATAAATTCGGCATAGTTAATTTTAATTTGATTGTTGATTTTATCATTAAGTTCACTAAATGAACTTCCTTTTTCAAGTGCTATTTTACTAAAAAAAATAATGCATTTACGACGTTCTTCAAAAACCGATTTAATGTCCATAAATTTGTCATCCTTATACGCACATATTTTCGATATATTATCATTATATATTTTATTAACAATATTAATGTCTGTAATTCGTATGTCAATTGCATTTTCATTATATGCATTGAAATATTGTATTATAAAATATTTACCCAGTTTACAATATTTTTCCTGATCAAATGCGTTTTTTAAATGCGGACTGAAACAATTATGTTGGTTGAATAGCATGTATGTAATTTTTTCAAAATTAACCTTGTTATAATTGGCAAACACGACCTTATATAACCCTCCGTTTTTTTGAAAAGTTTCATCTGTTCCGTATTTATGATATTTAACTTGAACTGAATTTGTTATGGTTTCTTTATTTGATATATGTTCTTTTGTAATTAAATCAATATCTTCTTGTCCTTCTTCCAATATAAATTCAACGTCATTATGTGTCAAAAATAAGTATATACAAACATGTCGTTGATAGATAAATCCGTTGAATGAATCGGACGCGTCGCGCGCGTTGCGTGACATAATGAAATATGTGTTATTTTTTTGTAAAAAATGTATAAAAAATGTATTCCCTTTGATAGTTTATTATTATATATTATCATACAAATGCATATATATTTATATTATCATATATTATCATACAAATGCATATATATTTATATTATCATACTAAAACATTGTTACATATAATATAAAAAAGTAACAATACATAACAATATAGTAATATATAAAATATATTAATCATATAAATATGGAGCAATCTATTAACAAATGCAATATAAATTTCAAAACACAATATGCATATATAGATAATAAATGCATTCATATTAGCGAATATTTGCAACTCAGCCGAAAACCAACAAATATAAAATGTTTGCACAAACATGATTTGATACCGGTAAACGCAACACAACGAAAAAAACATTTTCGGCATAAATATAAAAATGATGTTGGCGGAAATCCATTGAGTGAATGGCATATTCAATGGCAAAGTTATTTTCCAGAAACAGAAGTAAAATTCATGAAAAAGAACAAAAATGATGAGCAGACAAAAAACAGGCGCGCTGATATTGTTATACGGGAACATAATATAGTAATAGAAATACAACACAGTAAAATAACAAGTGATGAAGTAATTTGTAGAAATGGTGATTATGGATTACATAACATGAAATTAATATGGGTTATTGACGGAAATACTAATGATATTAAGAAAGAACAATTAACTACTGGTGGTTATTTGATATCATTTAACCACCTTCTTACATGCGAACATGATCATAAACGCCCTACTGATAATATAAATTACAATAATCGTTATGGTAATGTAAATAACCGCAATCCATATCATAATTGTAATTGCGACTGGAAATACAAATCATTTTGCAAAACATATGACTATGTATTATTAGATATTGAAAATAATATATTTAAAATTCCTGTGAAAAAAATACGCGGTGGAATGATATTACTAAACGAACCCAAACCGTTAGATGAAGTTGTTAAAAAATTAAAAAATGATCCATGTAATATATGGGATTTATGGGAAGATGATAATGAAATTAAAGCGACATTGAGAGTATTGCAAAAAGGAGCTGGTAATGGTAAAACATATAGCATATGGAAATCAATATCAGAAAATCATAATAAAACACGATATATCATAGTCACTAAACAACACACTGCAAAAGAGGTAATTAAAGCAGAACTCGACGAACAAGCTGAACGGAATGAATTTCATATTACAGATAATATGGATGATATTGAACATGATGCATATGGTCGACATTTAATAGTAAATTATCAGCATAAATACACCAAACGATTATGTACGGTTTTTATCAGCACTATCGACGCGCTTATGTTTGCGCTATCCAGCACAGATAAAACATCAACCGATAAGTTTTTAAATATATTAAATACCATACGCGAAAATGGATGTGATAAGATAAATACTAACACTGGTAAGATTAAATATGCTGGCAAAAATGTACCGTTAAACAAAAAAACAGAATTGTGGATAGACGAAACACAAGATTTAAGCATACACTATTATCACGCCATTATAAAATTAATGATGGAAACCAAAATGGATGTGGTTGTCGTTGGGGATAAATTACAAAGTTTAGAGCATATAAATAATTTCATGACAAACACCGAAATTGATAATATTCCAAACATAAACATAGTAAAAGAACCGCCTGAAAATATTAATCGACGTATATTAGTTGACCATATGGCAGATCGTATTAACGATATAATAACGTTTGATGAGCTACCATCGATCGAAATGGCAGACGATACACAATTAGACGATCGAGGAAAGAATGTGTTCATAGAAATTAACTCACCTAACATATATGGAAATGATAAAGATATTGCAAAAATAAGCAAGTTTGCCACAGAAATTATTGATTATGTTGATGCCGAAGTTGAAGAGCATAATTATATGCCCGAAAATTTCTTGTTTATTTTTCCAATCATGAAAGCTAATACACTTGCCGATGAACTAGAAACGCGATTAAATGAATATTGGATAAATAAGTTAGATAATACGGATAGTACATACACACAATATGCCGTATTACATAAACATGAAGAAGGACAAGTAATCGATACAACGTTATCAAAACATGCTACGCGATTAATGTCAATTAGATCTTCAAAGGGTGATGGGCGTGAAGTTGTATTTGTATTAAATTGCACCGAACATTCGTTAAAAATGGTTAGTAATAATGAAATTAATTTATTGTATGAATCAAATTTACATGTTGCGTTAACCAGAGCTAAATGTAAAATATATTTCGGACTTGTAAACAATAATGATGATATTCACAGACGACTTTACACAGCGGGTATTGTTGAATATAAACCGCGCATACAAATTGAGCATATTGCAATTAATAAGCTTGTTGATTTAATTGATGATGGTCACGTAATACAGTTATTACAAGAACATGGTATACCAAATATAACCATTGACAAACAATCACAATTTGCAAAACAAGAAATAATCGATTGGAACTATCATTGTATTAGATATGCAATATATTATCAATATGTTATATTCGGTATATTGTCGAGATATCCGGATAATAAATCCCAGATAAGCACTGTACTAAGGAAAATTAGTGATTTGCGCGTATACGAAAAAGATCCAGTTGACTTTTACGCATTTCTAAGAGAACATTCACAAGTTACTGATAACTTACCATATCTACCATTATGTAAATTATCATCAAAAACAGTATATGAATCGCATCGTAAAGAAATATTCAAAATTATTACAAAATTGCAATATATTTTCAAAAACGACCCATTAAAATTAAAAACAATAACACCATTAGAAGCAGTTATACAAACATATATAATAAAATTATATAAGAATAAATATCACGTAGATATTACACCGTCCACTATATACAACATAGTTGATTTTTTCAAACAAGGTGGAACAAAAGTAACTGAATTATTAAAGGAACCATCCGAACATATACATAATATCATCGATAATGTATTCAACAATATTAAAAAAGATCATAATAATATTACTTGGAACATTGAACATATGATATATTTACAAGGTAGTACAAAAAAAAATATGTCAATAAATTATAAATTTCCTATAATTGGATATGATGATGACACGGTGTATCATATTATGTTGAAAATAGAACATTCCAGTATTAATTACTGGAACAATTTAATAGAACTACTCTTCCAACGCTTTTTGATATTTAATCCAAGTGATAACTTAGATAAAAATGAAGGACGTATTAATAACATACAGAGGTACAGTGAGAAAAAAATAAAAAGCTATTTATTTATTTTAAAACAACATACATATGAAGTGTTTGATTGGGACTGGGATCGTAATTTGAACATACGATTAAAACAGTTGCTAAAAGATGCTGTTATAAAATACCTAACAAAATATAACGAACAATTGTTCAGATATTATACATACATTAAAAGAGATGAAACAATATGGAGACTATATGAAAACCCATTAATATACATGATGGAAACGTTTGAAGACATACCATATGTAAATAAAATATTTGACGACTTGAATTCAAAATGCGATACCGAAAAAGAAAACGTATTGCGTGTAACGAATAATAATGACCAATTTTGCGAATTATTCGGCAGAAAAATAGAATACATATGTGATGTATTTTTCAAGTTAAAACGTAATAATGCACGTAATAGCAATAATGATGTTGATAATTGGTAAATTTAATCATATATAATAAACATTAATGGAATGCGACAAAGGAAAAACAAAAAGAAATTTATAACAGCTTAATAAAATACAACAACGAGTTCGACAATTGCGTTAATACAACAATTTATTCGGAGCATTTGCGTAGGTGTCGGCGTGCCATTTCATAATGTTGGTGAAAATTGAAGACTCTATATTATAATCCATAATAAACATAATCACCAATATCAGCACACATAAATATGGCGTTATTTTATTCATGGCATTCAGATACACACTCATCAAAATTATTGGATAAATACGTTAGTAATGCAGTTAAAAAACTAGGCGAGCTTAAATACACAATTGATTATTATAAATATCCATGCGAAGATAAATCGGGATCACCTGATATAGTCGAGATATTATTTGATAAAATTCGAAATTGTGATTGTTTTATTGCCGATTTATCACCGGTTGGAAAGTATAGATGTAATAATGATAAATATAAAAATGTATATAATGCAAATGTTTTAATGGAATTGGGATATGCATTATCGTGTTTAGATCAAAGGCAAATTATAATATGTAGCGATGATTTCGATAATATGCCATTCGATGTTAGAAATTATCGAATATCTTCAATATCGTCATGCAAAGATAATTTACACATGTACATAATAAAATGTTTTGAACATAAAAGTATCATCCATTATTTAAAAAAATGCGATATATATGTCAATTATGTTGTGGTAGTCGAATAGATAATAAAAATATCATTTATAATAAATCGGGAACAAAGTATTTTGCATTATGCTTTGATTGTAAATTTTTATATGATAATTTCTACAAAAATAATGATGGATGTTGTCGAAATTTTGATGATATTATTGATTTTATGAATGATATGCATAGCAACATTAACCATCACGATAATTTTGGCGTGAGTGAAATATTATATAAAATTAGGAAAGGCGATGATTCATTTATAGATGATATTGAAACAGAATATGAAAATGATAATATAAACAATATATCACTATGTCACATTTTTGCTTTTAGTATAGCATATACTCATGTATATACGTCACCGAAATATATTTTGTTCGCGATGGAATGTTTTTGTGTTTTGTATGAATATGAAAAATACACATATGTACAATTTTTAGTAAAAAAATTTGAGGAAAAATTTTCAAACTGGGTTACACAAAATTTGAGAAAAAATGTTAGGTATACATTGATCCCAGTTTATATAATAATGTATATGATAGGAGATTTCGATCTAAAAATCGAAATTTTAGATATATTATTACATTTTGATTGTAAAGGCTGGGCAATATTAGATGACGAGTACATATACAATATACTCATCGAGTCAATATCATATTATTATGACCAAAAACTATACACTTATAACGACATAGATGATATTCTTTATTATAATTTGTACGATCGATGCGAAATATCATGTTATGGTAAGTTTGAATTTTTTTTACGACAAATTATAGAAAGAAATTGCAACAAAACGTTATATCACGACACATACAATATAATAGAACTGAAATATATTGTACTTGCACAAAAATGTGGAAATATACATGATTTTAATTTTAAAACAAAGAGAGATAAAATTGACAAAATAGAAAAAGATATAATTAATATTGTATCCAATCGCGAGAAAAACATACCAAAGTATAAACATACATATATGTTATCACATCCACCACATACGGTTTATTTTAATGAGATGTCATTACAAGGTAAACAAATTATGAAAGATATAATGTATCATAAAATAAAAGTAATTACAATGTGCATTAAGAAAAAAATGTGCAATGTTTTATATAGTATCATCATCACAATGTATACAGAATTTGAATATCATGACGTTGAACAAATGCCGTTGGAATATATTACATTGATTCCTCTTATGAATATTTGATCAATACGTCCGCAAACATAAAATTACCTTCCAACGTTTTTATAATTATTTGTTTACAAATATGACATATATAACAATATAGCAAATTACCAAACATAATGAACGCACTGTTTGCATAATAGCTAATCAATTACATACATATGTTTAATTTGAAAAATTGACATATGTATGCAATAACATTGTAATATACCATATGTATAATTAACAATAACAACGACATCAATGGCTCTTAAAAATAGATATAATCCATCATCGTTTGCATTTTCAATTGAACATCTTACAATTAAAGTAATATGTATTGGTGAATCAGTTAATTTTAATATTAATGCTGGACAATTTGCAAATAATTACAAATCAACACATTTATCATGTACACTTAGTGAAATAATAGACGCGATTTTTAAAGAAACGTTTGCTACAAATAATATAACATCATTCGAAAAAATAAATGCAAATGTACAATCAATTGCATGGACCGATTATTATAATTATCGACAATATAGCGAATTAAACAAGTTATTGCTCATAATTAATACTCAGCTACCGAACAATGATATATTATTAGTATATCATCGCAATTCAGGATCTCCAGTATTGTGCGAAATCTATGTATCGAAAGAAAAAGCGAATAATAAATTATCGATATTAGAAGATAGAATAAAAGCATTGGAAAATAAAATAACAATATTGGAACAAGATAATATCAGATTAAATGGCATAATATCATTACCCACATATATTAATGAGCTAATCAAAGAAGAAGAGCGGTTAAGAAATGAATTAACATATAGCGGAGATAATGAATTAATAGACATTAACAAATATTACAGCAAAATTCAATATTTCATGTCAGAACAACGAAAACGAGATGATATAATGAAAGAAAGATTAAAGCAACAAATATTAGATGAAATGTTAATCCCAAGTGCACCGCCATCTGATTAATTATTTTTACATTTATTATTAATAATATATGTAAAATTAATGAAACATTTTTCACAAATCATGCCCTTAAAAAAATTAAAATTTATATTATATAAAAAACTGACTTTTAATTTTTTTAAGGGCGCGATTTGTGAAAAATGTTTTATATGCAGTATGCCAGTAATAACATAATGCACCATTTAAGCAAATTATATATACATCTACAATTGCTTTGATGGTGCACTCCGAATATGTGTTGATTTAAAATAGCACGACTCCACATAATGCACAAAACATTCGCATTTACTGTCAACCATCGCACTTTGTGGAATTTTAATGGTGTTGAAGTACATGCGTTTTAAGCAACTGTTATACATTTTATCGGAGTGCACCAATCTGCCAGTTTATATATACCCCCCTGACTGGCAGATTGGTGCACTTTGGAATTAAGAAGCTTATCACTTTTTTAAAAATGCAAATTTTTATACCCCATTATACTTTTTAATATATATGTAGCTCGTTACTTTTTCGAAATATTATATATTAATACTTTTTTGACGGTATTGTAAAAAAAGTATATAATGAGACCGTTCATTATTGAAACTGCATTTTTAAGAATGTTTTTGTATGTATAATTACTTTTTGAGCAAAAAAATGCAAAAAAATTTATATTTTTCGATATTAAAAAACATGTACATGCTATTATACTTTTTTTAAAAAAACATTTTTTGCTCAATTATATGTATCAATTTTTGGTACATATAATTACTTTTCAATAATGAACAGTGTATATTTTCAAACATTTGAACATATAAAAGTCTTGCTGTTATCAACAATGCATTTAACACCGTTTCTAGTTGGGATAATATTGTATACATAGCACCACTTACGCGCACCATTTATCTGCATTTGTCTACGCCTCCTTATTAGTCCTAATCCAAAGTCATTTAAAATGGATTCGGCAACTAACATAAATAATCTCATATTTACTTTTTTATTTTTTTGTTGATTTACGTCAATGTCATCATCTTGCATTCGTATTCTCCGTTCAAAGCAAGCCATTACATTGCGATATGTTGTCCATTCAAGCATACCGCTTTTATTGAGCCGTTCTTCCATTGCATCATCTCTAACAACGGAAGTTTCAAAGTCATACAATTGCGTAAAGCCAAATATGTTTATTATTTGTTTAGCGTATTTTAACCGTTGTTCCATTTTATTTAAATACGTGTCATTTTCCTTATTAACTTTTAATTTACCTATCGCATATAGTATGTTATCTAATACGTACTCCTTGCCTCTCCAATTTAAAAGAAATTCTAATGTAAAGTCTTTTGGGGCAATCTCAAATTTATGCATTATTCGGTACTTCTCCAGCGATATCTTTTCTTCGCGTGTTGCTTTATTACGCTTCTTTTTAGCAAGTAATTCCGATGCAACAGAATCTGTAATAAATGGAGCTTCTACGAGCTCGTCCAGCTCTTGTGTCTTTCGACTTGTTCCGCATGACGTTAGTTTTTCAATTCCCTCATATACATTAATACTAGGCTCGGTATGACTTGTTTTAGACGTATTTATATCATTATTCATATGTACATTTTTAGTGTTTTTATCAGTGTTTTTATCAGTGTTTTTATTATTAACTACATCACCATCATGGTCACTATCATACTCTCCAGCGTCTTCGTTTAAATACTCCCATCCATTCTTAACAATCAACTCTTTTAGTTGCGGTAAGAACCTAACCATTTTTTCATAGTTCTCTAAATAATTGTGTGCAAACGTTCTTGTAAACGCATTTTTGTTACTCTCCACATGATGATCACCATGAAGCGTTTTAACGAGATTAACGTTATTGAACATCTCATAATTACTCGTTATCATATCCTCAACTTCATCAATGCTCGGTACGTATGTTTTTTTGTCAATGAACTTCATAAATTTATTGTAACAACATCTTATTTTGCAATCACTTATCGTTCTTATGCGCCCAGTCATTTGCATGAAGCTTCGTGGTGAGCATGAGCCGTTGTTTAAAAAGCAATACATTTTATTAAAATGTTCTTTATCGAAATTAACACCTGCTTCTATCGTTGGTGAATACATAACAACTTGATACTTACACCACTCATCATTAACATGTATTAACAATTCTTTTTGTTCATCGTCCGTCATTGACGTGTATCTAATAATTTTTATGTTACTCAATTGACTCGTAATTATGTCATAGATATCATCAATCGTTGTTTTTGACAGTGATATTATAACAACATTTTTGCGAGTTTTAACATCTTCCAATATTTGATTACATCGCTTTTCATATTGGTGATTGAACAGAAACATTTTGCGCACTGTAATATACTCATTTATAATGACCCGTGGTTTCTCTCTAAGTTTGCATAAAAACTCATATCCGCGATTGTTAAAATCCGCATCCATACCCAACACCCATTTAGCATTTTTAACAAAATGCTCGATTAACGTACATGTTATCGTTCTCCTTTCTGATAGCGTATGGCTTGATAAATGATGTAATAAGCTCTCTATTTCATCCATAATAATAATATCAAATGCGTTAACCATATTATCATCGCTAATCAAATGTTTTAAGCTATCTATCTGTATTATAATTTTATCTTTGTCAAGTATACTACTTAAATCATTCATGTAATTGCAAAATCCGTACATCTCCATTTCTCCAAACACGTTTTGCGTAAACGTTTGTCGATGGCTTAAATAAAGTATTCGATCATCCTTAAATTTAGTTTCAAGTATCTGTTTTAATAAATGCGTTTTACCAGTGCCCATATTGCTTTTAATAACATAGCATCCGCCGTTCTCTATAAACGTATTAATTAGTCCTGAAAACCGTATATTTTCGCGCTCAAACACACCCATGCTCTTAATGTTTGTTTTATAATCCAAATACCGCTGACTTAACCGAACACTTTCCCGTTCCCACAGCGAATCATAATGCAAATTACCTAATTTATATAGGTGTCCGCAACGAGCACTATAACAGTACATATAAACATTACCAGTTGACGCATTTATAAAAACACCAAATCCATTATGCTGGTGGACTTTACCTGTATAACACACTTCCGATTTATCACGATAACTAAAACGCCATCCGTTGTTATCTTGCGTTTTATTGGTAAAATACGCGGTTGGATGTACGAATTGCAATAGTTCATAAATACGATCTAATATATCTTTCTCAGCATCACAGTATTTATAATTGACCTTATAATCTTTAACATGATTTCCAGTTATCTCCGATAACTTATTTACTCTCTTAATTAGATTGTGTTTTGGATGTACATATGCGGGAGTTTTAATTATTCGTATAGGTATATCATTGTCAAAGTGCGTAACAAAATAATCTAGATAATTACTAACAAATTTTCTGTAAGAAGTGCTACCATATGGAATTAAGTGACGATGTTCTCCAAATTTAGTGCTATATATTGCTCTAAACTCGCGATCTAGTGTATAAACTGAATTATCGATTACTTTTTCATATGATTTGTTATACTCTGTTAACGCTACATATAAATCCCATGCAGAGTTATTATACTTCTTTCTATTTGTTGCATATGCATAATATGTATTGTTAATTATACAGTTTATAACAACGTGAAATGATACTTTATTCGATCCGTGTGACTCTGTTATCAATATATGTTCATCACGAAGATTTATGTTATATCGACATTTAAAAGCGAATTTAATATCCTTTATTAATCGTTTGATGAACGTATTTAATTCGGCTTCATCAATCGTTTCATATTTCCATTCAATGTCTAAATATGGTTTGCATGGATTATCACTAAGGATAACTTCGTTTATATATCGGTGCTCGTATCCAGTTGTTTTATAAATATCCCAGCATTCTTGCCATGTTTTGAACGGTATAAACTGACGATAACCTTTGCAATTTAGTATTTGCGCAATGCATTTATATTCTGGCTCGTATGCTAGGAACTGTTTCAAGTAATTCTTTGATCCTGACCCCGAAAATACCCATGTTCCAAATCGTAAATTTTTACGCACGTTACAAAAACCTTTGCTTTTTACTTGATGATGTACTATACTTTTTTCTTCCCATAACAGTCGTTGTATAGCTCGTATGTTTTTTTCGGTTAATTCCATTATATGTTAATAATATGTATGTTTTTATGATAATATGCATGTTTTTATGATACATATGTAAATTGTTAGCAAATCATTTTTTTGCGGAAAATTACAAAATTATACATAATTGCGTATTGACAATGTCAGTCGAACATTGAACTTTTGTTAATATAACATAAAAATTAATATTACGTACTATTATAATCGATACATACACAAATAATACGAAAATAAAAACAATTAAAATTAACAACAAAAATTATGTATTGCGAAACGTGCCGATAATAGTTACATGTGCTTATATAGCTATTATTAATATGCATTCTTAACTAGTAAAATTGAAATTTTGTAAAGTATACGATTTACATAATCAATTGTTAATTCATTTTAACGAATTCAATTGTCCACTACAATGGCTGACATTGAATCGAATATGGCTGACGATGGATCGAATATGGCTGACGATGGATCGAAAACGGGTGACGTCGGGTCTGTTGCCGAACAGACCATGCAATATAGCCCGGAGGCACTACGCTGTATAGACATGTTGATGCAAAAGCACAACGTGACCAAGACTTTTGCGCACAACATAGTCGAGATATTTCGCAAGATCCGCATTAACGTGACTGATCGCGTCGAGCTTATATGCAACGATATGATCGTGTTCGCGCTCAATATGCGAGCAGTTGAAGACAGCATCGTCCAAACAACAACCGAGTCCGTATTGCACCACGATCGCGTTGACTTGTACCAAATATACGCGCCCGAAATCCGCACACAGGTGTGCCATTGGAATTGGATGGTCACCGATTTTGAAACATATGTACATCGTGTATTTGGTGTGCTTGCTGAAGAGCACGCAAAATACAAGGAAGTGTTCACGCAAGTGTTAGTAGATGTACTCACTAAAATCTACATGGATGAGCGAAATGTTGGATATAGACTTGACTGTATATGCTGGTTTGCGACAGTATGTCGCTATGGTAAGGACCATATCGTTGGCATCGCCGAAGCAGTGCAACAAGCAATTATGCCAACCCAGCACGTTATTGTGTGCAAAACGCCAACTTCTGTAGTTATCCAGCTTGCAAGATACTGCGCGATATGTAAATGTGAGCAAGATGGCATATTTTCATGTAAATGCCAGCAAAAAGAAGTTGGCGATGGATTATACGCATTCGCTGAGCCGATACGGAGATGTAAAGCGTGCGGCATGGGTTATATTACATCGAGCATATGCACTGCGTGTTGCGCTGGGTCGTTTATAAACCACATAGCACATGTGAGGTATGTCGAGCTCATACAAGACATTGTTGGTCAGTTCAGGTTCACATCATCGGCTTTTACAGATCCGGATTTTTTGAGCACAACAACCAGACGACTGTCTGTGACGCACGCGAGTGGTGTAGAAGTCACTGTCGATCACGAGATTATATCTGGCATGCTAGAGTTTCGCATGAATCCGCAACTGTTCACGAAGGCAATGTATGTCGCGAATGATGCAGACGGCAATCCGGTGCGAACGTATTATTTGACCGCTCTGTGCCGCGAGCTAACACAGGCACAAGCGACACCGACGTATTGGCTTGTTGGTGGTAAGATAGTATCTGACACGGTAACCCAGAAACGACATGACCGCGAATTGGCAACACGACGCCTCGTTTTGGAGAAGTGTCGCGCATTCGGAATAGATGTACAGCCCGACACACCAATTACTCCCGAGTTGATACGAATTCGCAACGGTCATTATGGATTTTACAGCCAAAGACTGCAAGGACACTGTGGGATATGTGGTGAAAAAATCAAGATTAAACCCGACGCAAAGGGATATATTCGCCATACGTGTCCAGCCGATTGCGAAAAACCAACCCCGTTTACTGTGCTTAGGGGCATGCGCGTTATTACGCTGTCTATACCACCACGTTTGTGTGTGCGTAGTGAGTGTTGGAGTTATGTTTACCATGGTGGATGTTGTACGGTATGCGGAACTAGCGCTAAGGTATGCGAAACTAGCACTACGTAATTGGCGAATACATATAATATAATATGTATTCGCTGATTTCCGTATAATGCGTCGATAGATCTATTGAAATGCGCACCAACCGTTTAGTTATTGATGTGTTTTCTTGCATTGCATAAATAAATCGATTGAAATGCGCACCAACCTTTAAGTGTGGAATAGTGATACCAATAACGTTTATTCGGTTCAATCCAGATTTATACAAATTGAATAATAAAAAGATAACAACGCCTATCAAATCGATAATGGATACAGTTTGTATACCCTTGAAGATTTATACATTAATATTTTATTTTCCATTTATTCGATCTAAAAACCAACCTATATCTTTTTTAAGAATACATTTGTCGCTAACACATTCACAATTTTTAAATTTTCCAGCTTCTGGTCTGTAAATTGCTTTATATGTCTCGACAGTTAATCTTTCCATCATACTACATAATCCTATTTTAAGTAGTACGGCTTCTTTTTTATAGTAGAAATCAATTATTTTACATAATAACTAATTAATTACATACATATGTTTAATTTGAAAAATTGATATATGTATGCAATAACATTATAATATACCATGTACGTAATTAACAATAACAACGACATCAATGGCTCTTGCTAGTCGATATAATCCAACATCGTTTGGATTTTCAATCGAACATGTTACAATTAAAGTAATATGCATTGGTAGATCAGTTACATATAATATTAATGCTGGACAATTTGCAAATAATTACAAATCAACACATTTATCGTGTTCGTTTGATGCGATAATAGACGCGATTTTTAAAGAAACGTTTGCTACCAATAATATAACAACAATTAATACACTCGCACATGCAATTGCGTATACAAATTATTATGATTATCGACAATATAGCGAATTAAACAAGTTATTGCTCATAATTAATACTCAGCTACCGAACAATGATATATTATTAGTATATGGTAGCGGTTCCGGATCTCCTTTATCATTACACAAAATTTATGCATTAACCGATAACAAAAATAATAACATATCGATATTAGAAGATAGAATAAACGCATTGGAAAATAAAATAACAATATTGGAACAAGATAATATTAGATTAAATGGCATAATATCATTACCCACATATATTAATGAGCTAATCAAAGAAGAAGAGCGGTTAAGAAATGAATTAACATATAGCGAAGATAATAAATTAATCGAAATCAACAAATATCATAGCAAAATTCAATATTTCATGTCAGAACAACAAAAACGAGATGATATAATGAAAGAAAGATTAAAGCAACAAATATTAGATGAAATGTTAATCCCAAGTGCGCCGCCATCTGATTAATTATTTTTACATTTATTATTAATAATAAATGTAAAAATTAATGAAACATTTTTCACAAATCATGCCTGCATAAAAATCAAAAATGATTTTATATATGAAAACTAAAATTTTAAGCAAAATACAAAACCGCAAAAATTAAAACTATTTATAACCAACAAAATCAAATAATCTTTATTTTTTCAGACATATATTTTCTCTTGTACTTCATATACTTCTTGTGATACACCGCGATTGACCCTCCAGTTTGACGGTCTGGACAATAAGTATGCAATGTATCAATAATAAGATTCCTTCTAGCATATGCGTCGCGAGGCGTTATCCGTGAAATCGCATTTCTAAATTGTTCAGTGAATCCATTCATACGAGCTAATGTTTCGATGATCAGTACATTGTAAATACCACATTCGTGAGAATCGTCACCATTCGGATTTTGCTGTTTGTCATGCACATATTTGATTTTATCAACATTGCAATTTAAACCAAGTGCTGTTTTTATGGCACGGCATAGCATTATAATCATTGGTTCATTCGTCGTTTTTAGTGTATCGATATGATAAGTAGTGTTAGTGTTAGTATTATTATCGAACACTATACACGTGATGTGGTGATGATCCATCCACATTACTGGACATATTATGTATCTGTATTCTAGACATTTAGTGAAAGGTGTACTATCCTTCATAATTGTGTCTATAAGTTTTTCATAAATATCTTTTTCGGATAGTACGGCTGGTTGTGCGCGTGTTAATTCGTCGAACTCTTTTTGTAATGATTCGATTCTTGATTGCAACGTGTGTATGTTATTTAAAATACTACCAACGGCGTCCTTGTCCGCGCTACTTATTTTATCTATTAATTCTGCTAAGTTACTTTTATGATGTTCAATAATAGATAGCAATGCTTGGCGCGTTTCGGAATAATCACGCGAAGGTTTAGTTTGTTCGCCTAATGTTGATTGTAAAGTAGTTAATTCGGATATGTATTGCGGGGATATTATACACATGTTTCTCCAAGACGCCTGCATATTTATGTCGACATGGTGCAACGCTAATCTTAATATTTGAATATCAATAGGTAAGTTTTTTCTTAACGTTTTTATTGATTCACTATTCATTTTATTACCATCCGGACACTCAAGTCCTCCCTTTTCATCTAATTCACGTACAATTGCATCGATTTTTTCGTCGAGCGTTTGTTCAGCTGCCATTATTATATTATATTATTTGTTCGCAAAATAATATAATTGATTGTTTTAGTAAATATGGACTATCCAGTAAGCGTTTGTCGTATTGTAATACATTACTTAACCGTCATTTGCTAGCAATACAATTAATTTAATAGTGTTATCAGCATCATTAAAACTACATTCGTAAAACTCTATATATGACTTTCGTAAATTTATAAATGTGTTATATGACACGTATGTGTATATTGTATTAATGATATCGTTATTGAACATTGTACGTGCATATATAATAACAATGTATGTGTATATATTGTTATTATTAATCAATTTTAACGCAATTGTATATGTCGCATAATGATATTTGTTGATATTTTATATGTACTTTATTTCATAATTACTACTTAATGCACGGCGTTCGTATTTTATATGTACTCTATTTTATAATTACTACTTAATGCGTGGCGTTCGTATTTTTTAGGAATTTCTAAATGTGTTAGTGTAGTATTGTTTTGTAATGCGTCAATTGACTGGTTGAAATTATAATCAAATGTTAAATGCGTTATTGTATTATTGTTTTGTAATGCGCCAATTGGTTGGTTGAAATCAGCACCAAATGTTAAATGCGTTATTGTATTATTGTTTTGTAATGCGTCAATTGACTGGTTAAAATTGTAACCAAATGTTAAATGCGTTATTGTATTATTGTTTCGCAATGTATTAATTGATTGGTTAAAATAAAAACTAAATGTTAAATGCGTTATTGTATTATTGTTTTGTAATGCGTCAATTGGTTGGTTAAAT